CATTTCAGGAATATAGTAGTCTTTTCCAATGTTTAATTCTATGGGTAATGCATCATCATGTTGCAATTCCCATCCTTTTCCTGATAATACATGAACTTGACGGGATTCTCTATCCCTATGCCACACTAGTTCATCACTATCTACGGACTCGTCAAAAGTTCTTATAACAAACTTTGTTCCTGTTCCGTATTGTTCTACAATTTCTTCGTATGGTTTAGTCATCTAAGCAAGGGTAGTAGTTGTCATTCTTTTCATTGTACCCATAGAAACTACCTTCTTTAGGTTCTATGTCAAACATTCCACCGACCCAGTTTTCTGCAACATCTTCTGCATATCCTTCCGATTTGTCATGGACTTCTCTAGTCTCTAGTAATGTATTGTTTTCGTAAAGGTCTACTTCAAAACCTAAATCTGACTTGAATACTTCTGCATATCTTTCATCCATTGCATAAGTATGGTATAATTTCTTCATAATAAATCTCCTACACTGATATTTAGTCTACCAAAAAAACGACCCACCACCACTCAAACCGAGTTGTGATGCATATCTTGGTAGTCTGCAACTCCAATAGCCTGGTGTTGTCTTGTCATTTGCAGTGTCACAATTATGTCTTGCAACATAAGATGACCTTGCACTTGGGTCTTTAAATTTAACTGATAGACCTGATGTATCTCCAAATGTGACTTTCTTAACCTTATCACCATCTTTAACATACACATAAAACTTTTTAGGGCCACCTTTTTTAGGTTTACCGATTGGTTTGTCTTCACCCTTCTCTTCTTCTTCGACCATCATAGGACAATCAAGTGGTACATAGTTTCCTTCATGGACATCGAATTCTCCTAGGTTTGTTTCTATAACTTGTCTATCGACTTCAGTTAGTCTATATCTTTGTTCTGCAACCAACTTCTTTGCTTCATTGATTACCTCAAAGTACATTGCAGAACCCAACCTGAACGGATTGTCCAGTAGGTTAGTTCCTTCCTTTTGAAGTGTCTCTAGTGTTTCAGTGATTGCTAATTGGTGAAATGTTTTCATTATTTTTTATTCTTTAAGTCCTTACCTGCTTTATCCCAAGTTTCTTTGTTCTTCTTGAACTTCATTGCCTCTTTCTTACGGATAACTTTCTTTAGTTTACGAGCAATCTTTGCGATTACTGATTTTTTCTTCTCAATCTTTTTCTCTAGTGCAGCTTTACCAGCATGTCCTAGTGAGTTTTTATCTGCACCTTTAAGAAACTTCTTCTCTAATACCTTTCTTGCAGCTTTAGTTGCACGTTTCTCAATCTTCTTAGGGTCTAACACCATTCTTTTTGCAGCCTTCTTTCTTCCAATTGCAATCTTATGTTTGTTCTTTCTGAATGCTTTCTTCATCTTTAGACGTGTCTGCATTGACATGACTTCATCTAACTGAGGTAAGTGTTTTTCTATTTGAGACTCATGTATCTCTTCACCCATTACTAATGAAGATAACTGTTGTGCAATGACTTGAAGTTGACTTTGAGGTATTGTTAGTAAAGTTTTTAATTGGTCTGAAGATAACCCTTTAATTTTTGATAATGTTTTTTTAACATTACCCATAGTGTTTGCTTCAGGAACACAATTTGGAACTTCCTTGTTCCCCTTCTTCTTCATCCCAACTTGTTTATAACCATTCCAACATGCTTCTTCTACTTCTTCAGATTTACCTTTTGCTTGTTTAGCAAGGTCTTGGTCTGCACCACCCCAAGTTCCTTTACCTTTAGTGATAAAAGAATTAACACGTGCCATTGCCCACTGAGGTGCAGTAGTGCCTGGTCTATGTCCTGTTTTATATGCAGCTAATCCTCTGTTGTAAACCTTTTGTAAGATACCTTTTGATATTCCTGACTTGTCTGCTTTTGCCTGAAGACCACTGTCTTCTCCGAACATCTGTTTTGCTTTTACAGTATGTTTAGATGGTTTAGTTTCTGCATCTGCATCGCCAGGTGCCTCACCACTCTTCTTTGCTTTGAAGTGTGCATCTCTTTTTTGTTTGGTTGATTTTGATAGACCTTTATGATATTTTGCTGGTTGTGTTCCTTCTTTGTCTTCTATATCTTTGTCTTGTGCAACTTCATTGACTTGCATCTCTTCGTTATATGGATAACCTTCTAGTGGATTACCTACTACTTGACTGAATGTTTTTGCAGAGAAATCTTTTTGTCGTTTGATGTCTTCTTTAATAAAACTGTCAACAGACTGACCAGGCGTGAATTCTTGAGCCCATTTACGACCTTCATCTGTTCCTCTTTCATGTTTACTTGGTTTGTAATCTTCAGGCATTTCGTTTCCTTGGTTCACTTCTGTTGTATTTCATTGATACAATAGATAGGTTTGTTCTGTCATTGTTCATAGGGTTGTTATCTTTATGGTGTACATCCTTTCCCTTTATACCTACTTTATCTTTTAGAATACGTCTTGCACCATTTCTTGCAGCTCTACGTTTCTTTTGTTCGGGTTTAGAATGGTAGTTTTCATACTCCTTCTTATAGTCCCGTTCAAATAGTTGTCTAAAAGTCATCATACTACTATTTATCTCTTTTTCTTCTGCAATTCTGAATCTTTCCAGTTTGTTGCAAGTTTATTGTTAGGGAACTTAGAACTCCATGATATAAGTTTACCTGAAATTTTTGTTGTTTTACTTTCTAAAGATTTTAAATCGTCATCATTTGTAATCTCAAGGAATTCTTTACCAAACATTTTTTTAAATTGTTGTGCATTCTTTTGAGCTGCATCCCAATCTTGTTTTACAATCTCAGGTGGTAGTTTTCTTGCACGTTTTTCGTTTCTTGCTTGTGCATTATCTAATGATGCACTTACATATATCATTTTGTATTCATATCCTAGTGCATCTAACTGTTTCTTATATTTTGCAATCTTACCTGCCTTTGCACTAGTAGTGTCGAATACCATTCCTAAACGACCTCTTATGTATGCAGACATATTCTTTGCAGTAATAGTCTTTGCTCTTGCACGGATAGGGTCTCTGTCCTTTGCATCCATGTTTCTTAAATCAAGACCAAGTCCTGCTTTCTTTAATCCATTTTCAAATGCTTTATCAGTGTTTACCAACTTAAGACCCATTGCCTTAAGGGATAGTTTATTTACTACTGTTGACTTACCACTTCCTGGCCCACCCATTAGGAAAACTGCTTTGAAGATGCCTGGGTCATAAACACCCTCTGTAATTAAATCTTCATTCATATAGTCGGGTAGTGTTGACTCCATGATACCCATTCCTTTACGAATGTCTTTGTATAGTCTCTGAATATCTGATGCATTCTTTGACGGGACTCCAACTTTAAAGTTATCAAAGTCTCCTTGTTCTGCATATGCACGAAGTTTTGATGCACTCATTCCACTGACATCATCTGCATCGGGGTCTCTTTCCCCTGCTGATACGACTTCTATACTTTCAAACTTATAGAAACCATGACGTGCTTTCACTCCGTTGTATTTGTTTAGTAGTGTTTCAAATTCTCTAATTCTATCTGAACCAACTACCATCCTTACGTGAGTATACTTCTGTTGTTGTAATTGATTTGCAACATCGAATACAGTTCTTACTGTAGAGTCGACAACAATCTTACCAAAGAATTTTCTGAGGTATGATATCTTTTGTTTATGTGTTAGGGGATTCTTTCTTCGGTCATTGGAGTGTGAAGTGAATAGTAATACATCAAATCCTTTTGCAACTTTTTGTAATTGTTTAACTAACTTTGCATGTCCTGTTGTAGGTGGATTGAAACGACCAAAGGTAAACACTGCACCTTTAGGTCTTTTTGCTTCTGTTATAAATCCGTTGAATGTTTTCATTACTTATCCCAATCCTTTGCAACTGTAAAGTTATTTAGTGAGAATTCCATTCGGTCTACCAACTTGACTGCCTTACCATCATTATCAATTGCAACATAACCTTCAGGGTTGACTGTTTGAAATCCTGTTGAGGTCTTTACGAAAGTACCTATTGATTTCACTCTATTTAATGCAACGATAATAAGTTGTTTTGCTACCACTAAGTGTAGCATAAATGATGTAAGTGCCTCTATGAACTTCTTCATACTTCTGAGTTCATTATAAAGTTGTTCTCCGATTTCCTTCTTAATTTGTTTAGTCTTTTCCATCTTAACCTTTGCAACTACCTTGTCTCTCCAATAGTTCTCAAAGTGTTTCATATAACCTGCGTATGTTGGGTTAAACTTTCCTTGTCGTATTAGTGTATTACAGTAGGTCTTGTAAGTTGCACCAGCACCTTTCTTTGCAATAGTCTCTTGTACCTTCATGAACTTCTGTAGTGTTGGTCTTTTGATTTGATGGAACTGTTTACCTGTCATGGAAAGTGTTTGTGTTAACTTAAGTGTTTCCTTTGCAGTCATTGAACCTTTACCACTGACATCTTTATATGATGCATCATCTACCCATACATCTTTACTATGTCCTAACTTAGATGTGTTTGCACCGAATGATGCACTTAGATTTTCTATTGAATCACCAGTGTAAGTAGTGTGGAATACTATTCCTAGTTTTGCATTTGCAATCTCTTTACCGAGGTCTGACTCGATATCTACTGCATACATGATTGTGTTTGGTTGGAATGTGACGAAGTTTCC